CGGCTCTGGCCGTCCTCGTTATAGGCGGTGTAGCTGGTCCCGATATCGACCATGTAGATTTCTTCGATCTCGTCCTCGGTCAGCAGGTATTCCTGCGCCACCCAATCGGCGCCGAGAAATCCCCGCAAGGTCCGGCACCGCGTATCGGGAATGATCGCGGTGCTGTCCGGGTAGTCGAAGGTCAGGCCCTCGCGCACGATCAGCTGCGCCTCCGCCGTGAGGCTTTGGATCGCGAGCTTCAATTCCTCGGCGTCGGCGCTTTCCTTGTCGATTTCCTCGTCGCTGAGATCGGCGGCCAGGCGCTCGATATTGGCAAGGCGCTCGCTCATATCGGCGATGCGATGCTCGATCTCCGGGCTGAGCTTCATCGCGCGCTGGAAGCCGAGCTTCACATAGCCGACGCCGGTGACGATCGCGCGCCGGATCGTCATCTTCATCGAGCCTTTGAAGCTGTGCGTCTGCTCGCCGATGTTGTACTCGTATAGCAGCTCAAGGGTCTTGCCGACCCGCGTCATCATCTCATGCCATTGCTTGACCTGCGCGGCGTCCTGCATGATGGCCGCGCTCTCGGGATCGGGCGGAAGGCCCGCCTGCATCGCCATCGCCATCTTCTGCTGCGCTTGCCCGAGTTGCTGGCTGCTGCCGTCCCAATTCTGCGCGAGCAGCTTCTCTTTGATCTTGGCCTGCATCGTCGGGTTGTTGGGGTAGAGTTCCGCGGTGCGCTGCAGCACATGCCGGATGCAGATGTTCGCGACATAGCGATCGTCGCGCTTCTCCGATTTCTGCAGCTCCGGCCATTGGCGGCCTTCGCAAAATTCCTCGTTCTCGCGCATGCGCCGGAAGGGCACGCGCCAATGCTTGCGCGCGCGCTTGACGCGGTCCTGCCAGCGCTTGACCAGCTTGCGCCGGGGCTCGTCGGGCTCCGGCGCATCGCGCTGGATGAACTTCGACTGCGGCTGCGCCAGCGCCGGATTGATCGTCGCGGGCGTCGGATCGAGCGGCGGCATGCCCGGCGGCATTCCGCCCGGCAGCTGCGGCGGCGGACCGCCCATGCCCGGCGGGGCCGCACCGGCTGCGACCAGATTGGAAGGCGGCGGAACTCCTACTTTTGGCATACGCTAAGCCCGCGGCGCAAATGCATGCGGCATGGCGCAAACGTAAAGGTCGTAGCAGAACCAGATAATGCTCACGATCACGATCACCGCGACCACGATACGGATCACTTGCATCGCCACGGTCCCGGCCCAGCCGAGCCAGCCGAGCACGATCGGCAAAAGGATCATGAGGATCGCAACGATGCCGCAGACCACGACAAGCCAAACCAGCGTTTGCACGAGCCAGAGCACCGAGAAGCACATCACCAGCCTCCAAGAGGGAGCCATTGACCCGGCAGCCCACAGGTTCGCAGCACATCGGCGTCAAGTTCGCCGTAAGACACAAGAACGATCGGGCAGCCGCTATTGGTCCGCCCGCGGCGGCCATCCGCATGGTGGAAATACGGCCTGCCCCGCAAGAACAAGACACCGCTCGCGCGTTGCCAAACACAGCGAAAGAACAGCTCGGTCTCGGTTCGCGCCGAGACCAGCGCGATGCCGGTCCCGTGATCCGCCAGCTTCGTAAGAAAGGCTTCAATCAAAAATCGCGGGCTGAACGGTGGATTAACCCAGACCCGGCCCAGCCACGCGCGCTCTAACGGCCGGTCCTGCTCAAGCCAATGCACCGCCGCTGTCGGCCATGGCCGCGGCAACGGCGCCGCGCACGGATCAAGATCGAACTTACCGAGCGCGGCCAAGATATTTTGCGGCGTAAGCCATGTCGTTGTCAGCGATCGCGCCGACTGGTGGCTGCCCATCGATCTCGCGGGGGCGTCCATCACCAGCCTCCACTACCAAAGCCGAGTTTCACGCTCTTTTCGGCCTGGTCCCGCTGCATCTTGAGCCAGCCATAGGTGTTCTCCAGCGGCTTGTTGTCTTGGTCCCCTTTGCGTGTCTCGCTTGCCGAGACCTGCAAAGTGAGCCCAAGCCCGATATAGGCCAGCGTGTCGACGAAATCGTCATGCGCGTCGTAGGGGAACTTCAGCAGCTGGTCCCGCGCCGCAGGCCACCACGGCGCGCGCTCCGGGAAGCGCACGCGGTTCATGCTGAGGCGGCCTTGAATAGACTGCGCGCGGGTTTGCTTGTCGGCGATCGGCTGCATCTCGATGAGGCTGCAAAAGGTGTGCGTCTCAAGCATGCGCTTCCGGAGGAAGGGGCCGAGCGATTTCGAGATATGACCGCGCTCGGCCCACCAAAAGAGGGGCTTATGCAGCTTCATCATGCGCAGCATGCTTTCGACCGTCTGCTCGGCCGTCATCTGCCGCCAGATGAGATCCGGCAGCACCCAGATCGTATCTTCCTTGTCGACGCCGATCACCATCAAACAGGTCTTGTCCGAGCCTTGCTTCAACGCGACCGCATGATCGGATGCGGCGTAGCAGCGAAGGTTGGCGGGCAGATCGTTGGGGCGATAGGTGTGCAGCCAATCGACGCTAAAAAAGGTCCCGCCTGCCGGGCTCGGCCGCCCTTGATAGAGCGCGCTGAACCCACGCACGTCGCGACGCTGCAGCGATTGCAGATAGGATTTGCCGAAACGGCCAGGCCATAAGGGCTCGTTGACTTGGCGATGCAAAGGGTCCTTGCCGTCGTCGAAAGCCAAGGCGGGAAGGTCGATAATATGCCATTCGGCCGCTTCCTCGGGATCGTAGTAAGTATTATGCGGATCGGTGAGCCGACCGATCAGATCGTCCTGATGCCAGCGCGTCTGGATCAGCATGATGCGGCCGGTCTCGTCCATGAGCCGCGACGCGATAACCTGCGTGAACCAGGTCCAGAGCGTGTCGCGGATCGTCGGGCTGTCGGCTTCCATGCGGTCTTTGATCGGGTCATCGATGCACAGAAGATCACCGCCGCGGCCGGTCGTGGTCCCGCCGCGGCCGACAAAGGCGAGGATGCCGCCCGCATTGGTCTCAAGCCGGTCGGATGCTTTGCTGTCGCTTTTGAGCGCGGTCGCGGGAAAGACCTGCGCGTAAGCCGGGCTCAGCATGATATCGCGCACGGCGCGGCCGATGTCTTGCGAGAATTTCTCGTTGTAGGTCCCGAAGATCACCGACAGCTCGGGATGCTTGCCCGCAAACCACGCCGTGAACATTTTCGAGGCGAGCTGCGTCTTGCCGTGTCTTGGGGGCAGGTTGATGATCAAGCGCCGGATGCGCCCGGCTTCGAGTTCTTCGAGCGCGGCGCAGATCACCTCGTGAAAGCGCTGCACCTCGTAGCGCGAGAAGTCGGGATCGTCGGCGTGGTTCGGGTTCGGCATCATCAGCTTGGTGAAGGCAAGCATCGAGGTCTCGGCGTCCGTCACCGCAATGAGGCGCTTTAAGGTGGTTTCGTAACGGACAAGATCGGGCGTCATACGATCGACGGCAGCTCGGACGGGGCTTCTTCCGGGCGCGGGTCCGGCACGTCTTGCCCCGGTGTCACCGGCGGAACGTAAGGCGGGTTGTCGACCGGCGGCGGGATATGCGGCGGGTCGCTCGGGTTCGGGGCCGGGTCCTGATCAGGCATGGGGCTCTCCTGGGGTGTCGATCATCATCGGGGTGCCGCCCGCCGTGATGTAATCGCGGTATGCTTGCCGATGCACGCGCATCAACGCCGGGGTGGCGTAAGGCGCGGGGGGCACGACTTGCGTTTCAGGCGCGTCCTCTTGCGCTGGGACGGGCTGTTCGGCGTCGCTTTCAGCGTGGCGCGGCTTGTGACGAGGATGGCTTCTCATGGCGCGTTCACCGTAACAGCGTTGGAAGGGGGTGCCGCGGTGCTGCCGCGCGTGTTCTCGGCCGTGACCGTGCAGGTCACGAAATGTCCTTCGTCCTCAACCACGGTGATGTAATCCGGACTGTCCTCGCCGATCGCAGCGACATCATCGCGCAGCCAGGCGTAGTGATAGGCGGTCGGCTCGCCGTCCCAGTTGCCCATCGTGCAGTTGAGCGCGTCGCCCGTGATGACGGGGCCGATCGGCAAGAGCGCCGGAACATCCACGTTGACCGGGGCCGTCAGCGGCAACGGCGGCGGCAGCTCGATGCCGCCCGGGATCAACGACGCGACGTTGCCGCCGAAGCTGTCATCCTTGATCGCGCCCACCCAAACTTGCGGCGCTGCGCCTGCCGTTGTTCCCATCTCGATATAAAGCTCGCCCGCGGAAAGGCTATCCGGCCGCGGCGGAAGAAAGCCGACACGATAGGACGCCATCATCGTGACGGTTTCGGGATCGACGCTCATTGACCGGCCTCCATCGAAAAGACGTTATCGCTGCGCTGCTGCACGGGTTCTGCTTGCTGCGCATAGAGCTGATCGTGCAGCGCCTGGATGATCGGATTGACGATGCGGTAAGGGCCTTCACCCAGCGCCGCGAGCACCTGGTTCCATTGCTGCGCTTCCAGCGTAGCCGTGAGGCGATCGGTGGGATTAAACGGCTTCATGCGTCGACACCTTTGTGCGGCACGGGGGCAGGGTCAGGCGTATTTCCTTCAGCTATCCACGCAAGATAGTCCTGGTAATCGCGATTACCGGGATCGAAGGGGATGAACGCGCCATCGCTGAGGCGCTGCACGATTTGCATCGAGCCAGGGGGCGTTGTGGTTAGCTGATACTCGGCCATAATCAGAGGTCCGCCGAAGCATTAAAAATAACGTTGAGGCCAGACGCCCCTGTAGAGACGCTCGTTCCGTAAGCATACACTCCGCCGGATATCCCACCAATCGAAGGCGATCCGAAGTTCGTGGAAGCATTAGTCGTGATCGTAAATGTTGGGGTTGCTCGCATAGTCACCGGCAGCATAGTGCTCGCCACAACCGTGCTCGCTGCAACTTGATACCCCGCCCAGTAAATTTGTCCGAGGGTATAAAACCGCTGGCAGTTGGCGAGATCGTAGCGCGGGTCGGGCTTTTCGAGCGGCGTCGCGACGCCGCCGACTTCAAGCTGCACGCCCCATAAGACTATCGCGCCAGATTGCACCCCGGGGTTTCCAGCTACTGCTGCATTGGTAGCGCCTGAACTAAAGTAGAAAAGAACATATGTACCGTGATCGTTGTTAGTTCCAACCGTCTTTCCAGCCAAACCGGGAACAACAAACGTCATGTTGTAGCGTGTCCAGGTAGTGCTGAGCGTAGCCGTCTGTGCCGTCATCTGCACCTGTGCTGACGGCGAGCCGCCGCTGCCGAAAGACTGCAACAAACTGGTACCGAGCTTGAGCGCACCTGTTCCGCAGCGAGCATAAAAAGACAATGTAACGGTTTTACCGGCTAAACGGCGCACATCCTCAATACCTTGATAAAGATTGTGGTACGCTGCCGCACCTGCGTTACCTGTGAAGTTGTTTGACAAAACGTATGCTGCGGCTTCATCACCGAGCTGCAAACGATCAGCATCAATCGCTACACTTTGTGCGATGCTCGCTGTGTCAAGCGACACTGAGATGCGCCAACGATCCAGCGTAAAAGCGCCGTTCGCTGTGAACGGCCCTGTGCCGCGCTGCGCGATATTGAACAGCGGGTTATGAACGAGATTACGCCCGACGTTGTTCACCGCGCCGAGCGGAGCATACGCGCCGCCCGTAGCGCCGCTCACCCACTTCGTGCCGTCCCATTTCCAGATCGTGCCGTCGGAGCCGGTGTAGGTCTGCCCGGTGGTCGGGGAGCTGGGGAAATCGAGGGCCATCTTATGGCTTCTCCTTCGCGACCGGCGTCGGCGCGGGATCGGGCGTGTTGCCTTCCTCAAGCCACGAAATATAATCCTGGTAATCGCGGTTGCCGGGATCGAAGGGGATGAACGCGCCGTCGCTGAGGCGCTGCACGGTGTTCGGCTCCATGCCGGGAAGCGCGGGGATGAGTTGATATTTGCTGGACATGTTGCAGGCTTCCTTAGAGATCGGCGCTCAAAAGTACGTCAGCCATACCCCAGCCGCCGCCGGTTGCTCCTATGTTGATTGCGGTGATGATGTTACTTGCGCGGTTTCCTGTAGACGTGATGCCGGATGCATTTGAGTATGAGGCATTAACATAGGTCACGGTTGGCGCGGCCCGCATCGTTACAGGCATCCAGTAGTCGCCGTATGCCGCGTTGCCTGCGGCTCCATAACCGTAGGTCAGTACTTGCAGATGCTGCTGATAAAACCGCTGGCAGTTGGCGAGATCATAGCGCGGGTCGGGCTTCTCCAGCGGCGTCGCGACGCTGCCGATTTCAAGCTGCACGCCCCAAAGACCAATCGTCCCGCTCTGCACGCCGATCGCACCGCTGCGCGCAGCATAAGTGCTGCCCGCGGAGAGCCAAAAGACAAGCGCGGTACGATCATCTCCGTTCGTGCCGACGATCTGGCCGCTCACGCTTGGTAGCACAAATGTTTTCGAGTAACGCGCCCAGGAAGCGGTCAGAGTAACCGCCTGACCCGTCCCATAAGCCGGCGCGCTTGGCGATCCGCCCGAGCCGAAATACTGATCGATATTAAATCCGAGCTTCAGTCCGGCGAGCGATGCAACCGCCCAAAAGCTCACCGTTACGGTCTTTCCAGCGAGACGACGCACGTTCTCAATCGAGTGCTGAAGAAGCACATGCGCATTTGCGCCCGCTGCGCCCGTGAAAGTGCTTCCTAACCAATACGCAGCAGCCTCGTCGCCAATGCCCGCCCGATCGCCATCTGTCGCGCTGTACTGCTGGACTGACTGTGCATCGCCTGCGGCGTAGTCAGCCAGCCAACGGTCAAGCGTAAAACCACTTGCACTGAACGCCCCTGCGCCGCGCTGCGCGATATTGAACAGCGGATTATGAACGAGGTTACGCCCGACGTTGGCCGCCGCTACGCTGAGCGGAGCAGCGCCAAGGTTGATCAGCGCTTGCGGCGCCGTGATCGCGCCGGTCCCGCCCTGGTCGATCGTGATCGGGTACACCAGCCCCGGCACGCTCGTCGCCGTCACCCACTGCGTGCTCGTGCCGTCGTAATAATTGAGATAAAGCTGCCCGCCGATACTGTCCCACCACAGCGCGCCTGCGGGCGCAGCGGGCGGCGCGGGCGCAACCAGCGCGCCCGACGGCTTGGCATCGACATACTGCTTCGTCGCCGCGCCGAGCGCCGCGCTCGGATCGGCCGCGAGCGTAAGCGGCCCGGTCAAATTACCGCCCGCCAGCGGCAGATACGTCGCGGCCGCCGCGGCCGTAATCGCCGCGGTCTTGCTGTCGACGTACTGCTTCGTCGCCGCGCCAAGCGTAGCGCTTGGATCGGCGGCGAGAAGGAGAGGTCCCGTCAGCGTGCCGCCCGCGAGCTTCAAATACGCGCTGCTCGCCGCGGCCGTGTCCGCCGGGTCCGACGAGAGAAGCAAACGATTGCCGCTGCCCGAGCCGATCCACAGCTTGGTCTGCGCGCCCAGCTCGGCCGAGAGAACGCCCGATAGCAGCGTCGTCGGCGGCGTGTTCGAGTTCGTGCGATAGATCTGGATCGTCTGCGCCATCAGTACAAACCTCCGTCAATCGTCGCGACTTTGAGCGGCGCTGCCGCAAGGCCCGTGCCCGTGATCGAAGCGTTATCGACCGTCACCGCTTGCGGTGCCGGTATATACGCATCGACATACTGCTTGGTGGCCGCCTGCAACGGCAAAGTCGGGTTAGCCGAGAGCGTGAGCAAGCCGGTCAAGGTACCGCCCGTAAGCGGCAAGACTTTCGCCCAGGCACCGCTGACGCGGCCATAGGCGCTGCCGTCGGACGGCGCGTCGGTGCCGGTCGCCGTGACCGCGGCAAAGAAAAGATGCCCGGCGCCGTCGGTCGTCAGCACTTGCCCCGCCGCGCCGCCGGAGATCGCCAGATACTGCGCGCCGGACATCGTGACCGTGCCTTGCGCCGTCGACGACAGCCGGGGCGTGTTGTTGCCGAGCGCCAGCTGAAAAGGAACCGTCATGATCCCACCGGGATGCCGACCACCATCCACTTATCGGCGTCGGCTTCGGGGGGCGTCATGAACGTGATCGATCCCGGCGCCGTGGTAAAATCACCGCCCGCTTCCTGGATGACGCCGTTGAGGGAGACGATGCAATCGACCGAGCCCGCCGGGTTGATCGTCACACCGCCGCTGTCTTTCAGGGGAAAAGTCTTAGCCGTGCCGTCGAACACCCAAGCGCCGGTGTTCACCTTGATCCCGGACGGCGGCGCGGTGGCCGGAGAGACCTTCTTGAGGCTCACGATCTCGACCGTGTTCGGCGTCGTCACCGGGTTCGCCAGGGTCAAAGATGTCGCGGTAAAGGTATAATCCAAGGTCAAGAGCAGCTTCACGCCGTTGAGATAAACGCCGATCTCGGCGTTCACGGTATCGAGAGCCAGCGTATTGCCGTGGTAGTCGGCGCCGGTGAAGACTGTGGTCGGCGTCGCCGGAAGGTATAGGTACTCGACGACATTGGCCGGAGCCAGTTGGACTACATCATGCCACACCACGCCGTCATAAACTTGCGTGACCTGGCTCGTCGTGTTCCAGTACATCGCGCCAGGCGAGACCGGATCGCCGCAAGTCGTATGCGTCGGCGGCGTGGGATAAGCGCCGAGCCAGTATTGCTGGATCGCGCAGGCCGCCTCGCCCGATGCATCGGTGACGATCTGGGCGGCGTGGTTCGCCCACCACCGGGAACTCCAATGGTCCCCGGTCACGTCCATCACCGCCAAGATATTCGGCGGGATCGTGTCCGGCATGTGCTCGGCCCAAGCTTGCGTCAAGACGCCGTAATCGGCGCACACCGCTTCGGAGCCGTCCGCATCGTTCGCGGCATTCTCGGCATCCGTGGCCGACGCTGCCGCCTCCAACGCGGACTGCGCCGCTTCCGCCGCCGAGTTCGCCGCGTCGAGCGTATCTTGATCCGCGCGCGTTGCGGCGTCTTGAATGACAGCATGCTGCGTAACGGCTGCGCGCACGGCCGCTTGCGCGATCTCGGCCGCGCCGCTTGCAAGTTGTGCCTGCGCCGCAGCGGTTTCTGCAAAGGGCGTGAGCTTTGCGACCGCGTCGCTGGCGATAAATTCAAACAAAGCATTCACGAGCTGCGGCTTTCCGACCGCGCCCGGGCGCAACGTGCCATCCGAGTTGAGGCTCGTCCCAACCCATGCGATGATCGCGCTGACGACTTTGCGCAGGCGGGCAAGCTCGGCGTCGAGCCGATCGCCGGGCGGCGGTGACGCGGGATGGTTTACCTGGAAGTCGGTAAATGAATATTGCTTATCGGGCGCTACCGGCATGGGCGCGCGCGAGGGCGTTCCATCCATCGCAGGTTTTGTCCTTCCGTCGCGCACGTTACACGTGAAACACGCCGGACAAAAGACAAAATCAAGGGGCGGCATGCCGGAAGGCGCGGAAACCCCAGAATTAGGGGGTCGTTAGCTTGAACCTACTAAACTTAAAATCCCAGGAATTTGGCCGAAAGGTCATCATGTGGGGAGCGCGCGGCGGTCGGGATCCCCCCGGGGGTGGCGGAAGCCCTGGCGGGCGGTCCCGGGACCGCCGGGACCGCTCGGGACCGAGACCATTCCCTCAGATAGGGAAGGGACAAGTGAACAGGACCAATGGCTTAGCTGATTAGTCCCATGCCAATCAGTGATCGAAGGCGTTCCAGCTCAGCCACCAGCTCGGCCCGGGACAAGGTTGCAAGCGCCGCACCACTACGTTCCGGTGCAGCTTGGTGCCTGCCAATCAACCCTTCTATCTCTGCTAGAGTGCGCGCTGCGATCACTCGCGCCGATGCTGGAATGTCGTTTGAATTCAATAGCTTAGTTAAAGTTTCAGCGACCTGATAACCCTCACGTTTTGTAGTGTCCTGCCCTACGCCCTTAGCCGGGACAAGCCCGGGACTGGGCTTGTCCCCGAGCTTGTCCCCGGGCTTGTCCCCGAGCTTGTCCCGCAGCTTGCCCGGGACAAGCACGCGTTTAGCGATTTTCATACCACCATGCCGTTGTTGAGCGGCGGCCGGGCGCCGCTGCTAGATCGATCGCTTGGCGCTGCACCTGGGACCAATGCAACGGCGCCGTGAAGCGCCTATCCCATGCCCGGACCAATGCGAGGCGTTGCGGCGCGCGCTTGCTTGTCTCAATTCCGTTCAGGTTGCGCCATACCGGCAATGCCAGCAATTCAAGCGGCAATAAGCCTGCCGTTTCGAGCCTCGCCAGCATGCGAGTTTCGCCCCGACCATATGCTGCCGACAGCCGAGACAACCCGCCGCTATGCCGGACGCAATGCTTTTGTCCCTTAAGCGCCAGCTGGCGACAGCGCTTGCACCTCGGCTGTTGATCGATCGGGATCTGACAGCGCAACAGCGCTGCAATGCTGTTCGGCGAGCCTCGCCAGCCGCCAACCCGCTTAATTTCGCCTAGCTGCTGCGACCTTTTGGCCATTGATCCCGATTTTGCTTGTGTCTGGATTGTCCCTCGATCATATCTTGCCGCGCGACACTACACTACCTAAAACCTGCACCAGCGAAAAGAAGGAACTAAATCAATGGCCACCAGCTCGCTCGGGCTCATTCAGCTCGCCTGGCTCTTTCTCACCGATCCGCTCGGCACCCTCTCAAACCTCTCTTACGGCGCCCTCGAAGTGGTCGGCTTTTTTGCCTTCCTCTACGCACTGGCTGCGGTCGTTTGCCTTCTCGGCCGGGCACGGGGCCGCCTGGCCCGGTTCTTCCGTTAAGTTCGACAGATGATTTACCCGCTCGCAATCTCTCTCACCGCCATCGGCGCTATCGTCTTCATGTCGGGTTACGGCTCCTCGATCGAACTCATGACCGCCGGGCTTGCCATGACGCTAGGCTCGATCGCCTATGCCGCGCGGCGCATGCGCCGCATCTAGCGCCAGCCTCGCATGCGCAAGCATTGCGAGGCTTAAGGAGCGCCAAGCCGCCGAGCCCTGTCCCCGGACAGCGTCCCGTCGCTTGGCGCTCAGCAAGCGTCCCTTGCGCTCCTGGCCTATCGCTTTACTTTGCGAGCAGATAGCCACTGAGCGCCTAGCGTCAGTAACCCGATGCCTCGCACATCATCGGTGTCGCCGCCCCACCCGAACACTTGGGGCTCGCCATCATCATTAAGCAAGACGCAGACGCCCGCCACCACGTTGCCGAATTCACCTTCGCGCGTCTGCTTGGCAACCGTCTCAATGAGAGCAGGAATGTCGAGCAGGTTTCCGGTCGATAGCTCGACCACTTTTAGGTCTGTCACGGCGTTCCCTCCTCGCCCTTAATTGCAGCGTCGATGGTTGCTGCTGCGGTTTTAAGCGCGTTGCGGTATCCCTTGGCGTAAGGGTCGTTCTCGCCCTTCACTAAGGTCATCAAGTCGCGGCATATCTTTTTTGCGCGACGCAAACCATGAATATCGATTTCTGACATTTCCGGCCCTTCTCAGTTAATCGCGCGAAGTGCTGCGCGGATTTTATAACGCTCATAATCAGCGACGGCCGCATGAAGCTCGCATATGCCGCGAAAAACCGGCTTGGCGGTCATGGGCGCTTTGTCGATCATTCTGTTGAGCCGGCGCAACTCACGTCTTGCGTTCCGGTATTCTTGCTCGGTCATCGCTTCCCTATCCTCAGCTTGGTCATCCAGGCGCGATCGGGACAAACCCAATCCCGTTTCGGAACATCAGGCCGAACCCATTTGCCGCTCATTTTGTTGTGTCCGCGCCCTAGCCCCACCAGACGACTAGAGCGCCAAGCGACCCGGATAAAAAGGATATACTCGCGCGCAGGAAAATATTCTTTTTTAAAAATAGAGAGATTTTGACACTATACCCCTGCCCGTATCCGGATTATCCGGGCAGACTAGTCCCACGGACTAGACCCCGTTCACCTTGCTGGTCGGTCGATGCTGCCCTTGGTGGTTCATGGCATTCTTAACGGCTTCAACGCGACTAGTCTCAGCGACTAGGCGCGCGGCAAACTGGTCCTGTAAGCCTGGTGCGACCCACCAGGCGCTATTGCTCGGGAAGCCGCTTTCGGGGACCAGCCAGTTACCCATGATCAGCGGAAACAGCATGTCCTGGATTTCCTTCAAGGACTTGAGCGCTCTGCAGGGAGCCACGTCGCTGCGCAATTTCCCGGCCGTAATCCGCTTCATGGGATGGCGCAACAGATAGCTGCCGATCGCCTGCGTGGTCATGGATGCCGAGCCTGGAAGCTCGTCATGGAACACAGCGGCGTGGCCGAGCAGGAACTCCACATAGCGCTTGGCGCGTTCCGCGGTATCGCCGGGGACCACGTCGCTTATCCCGCCGTCCATGAGATGCAGCAGCAGCGTGACCCGGGCGTGGAGCCCCTGCAGCTTGCGCAGAAATCCGTGATAGCCGAGCGCGATATGGGGCTGCCCATCGAGCAAGAGACCGAGCCGTTCGGTCTTCTGGATCGCGGCTTCCGCCGCGGCGTCGGTCGTGTAGGCATTAAACACGTGGATCTTGCGCAGAGCATCGATGGCCGTCGCGAGCGCGTCGACATCGGGCGTCCCCTTGGAGGACCATCCGGCCACGGCATTTGTCGGCGCCGCAGCGCCGTCGCCGAGGATAAACACCGGCGCAAAGCGCGACATGAGCCCGTCATCGGCCAAGTCCTTGAAGCTGGCCAAGCGCTGCGGCTGAATGCCGCCCAGGATCGCCAGCCCGCAATTCTCGATCACAGTGGTCCGTGTCATGCGGCCGACGATGTGGGGGCCCCCTTCATAGGTCTCAAGAAAGAACGCGCGCTCGGCGGTCCCGGGACCATTGGAATAGCGCCCGAAATCGAACATGCCCGCGAGTTCGTCTTTCACGTAGAGCAGCCCGCGGTCGTTGCCGCTCATCCATTGCTGCAGCGTCTCGGGCGTCACGTTGTCGGCGAGCAAGGGCCCCGGGACCGGCTCCGGTGTGGTTCGCTGCGCCTTGGGGACCGAAAGCCAGCTGGCTATCGCGCGCTTGTGGTCCCGCATGATCTGCTGATTGAGTTCATGCAGCCGCTTCAGAACGTGCTGCAGGATGGCGCTCTTGCGTCGGCCGGTCTCCGCAACGAGCATCGTCCACAGCACCGGCGGCACGCTCCACGGCGAGCCCGCATAGGGCCGCATTGAAATGCGCTTGTCGGCGGCGCCCGAGGCCACCGTCATCATGGCGGCGCCAAGGGCGCCGAGGTCGAGCCCGTCTGCCGCGGCAAGCGCGTGCAGCGCGTCCTCGATCGGTCCCGGGAAGATCCCGCCGGGCCATGCTGGCGGGATCTTTTGGTCCCATAGATCGACGGGACCATCGGGCCCGAGACCAGTTCTTCCGGGACCAATGCGCCTCCCCTTGAGGGACCATCCGGCGGTCCCCGCGACATACCCGCCTGGCACTTCGTCGAACGCCAGCGAGGCTAGGCACTCCAAGCCGCCGCTGTCTTCGCGGACCACGCCGTCGGCCCATTCCCGGACGTCGGCGATATTGCGGTCCTGGCAATGCCCGTGATGGCATTTGAAGCGCTCGCGCACCGGCACATATGAGGCGGCGGTTCTGGGATCGGTATGCTCGTGCGCCCAGGGGCATTCCACGTCGTAGCCCCAGCCGAATGTCATGCTGCGGCCTGGCGCGAGGACCATGCCGCGCCCGCGAAAGATCTTGAGGATGATATCGGCCTCGATGTCGGCCGGGTCCGGCATCGCCGCCGCTCCGAGATTGCCGAGATCCATGCGCGCATTCACCGGGACCACGGCCGCGCCGAGCCGCGCCTCGATGTCGATCCAGTCGAGATGCTGGATCCTCGTCCCCGGCTGCCAATGCACGAGCTTCACCTTAAACGGGCTCGGCAGCTCGGCCTTGCCGTTGGTCCCGACGGGTAATCTCACCAGCGTCGTCGGCTTGACGAGGTTATCTCCGGCTCCGAGCGCGCGGTACAAATCCCGCAGCAAGCCCAGGACCCAGGCGCGATCGCTCAGCGGCTCGATGAACCAGCCTGCGTGATAATTCCCGGGACTAGTCTCGATAATATAATTTGGTCCCACCCCCAGCAGCTGCTCGACCTTCGCGGGATCGACCTTCACACCGTAATCGTCGATTACGATGGCATAGAGCGCGTCGAAGCTCGCGCCGGTTCTGCCGCCCGCAGCGCCCGGAAGACTTACGTCGTAATAATTGTTCAGCCCGGCATGCATAACGCCGAGCACGGTCGCGGCGGGGTAGCTTTGCCAGTTGCGGGCGGTCTTGGGATCGCCCTGGAAGTAGCTCACCAGGACCTCGCCCCAGCGGGGACCAAAGATCGCTTTTAGGAATTGCTCGTTGGTGATCGGGAAGGGCACGACATGCGTGCCCGGACCCCATGGTAACGCCATAGGTTTTTGCCTCGGAAAGCAGGAGGGAAGGGGCTTCGGAAAAGCTTGTGTCGCGTCGGCTGCGATTTGTTGTGAGACAATCGCGAGATAAAATCTTGCGCCTGCGACAATGCCTCAGGCAAGCAGATTTATGGCGCTACTGTGGCGTTCTTGTGAAACCTAGGCTTTTACCGCATAGCCCCCGCATAGCGGCGTCCCCTTGAAGGACCCTCCGGGGAGACTTGTATCCGCCCCCAGGATCGATCATATTTAACCCCGGCACTGGCTGCCCCGTCCTCTGGCGGACGGCGAGTTCCTTCTTCGCGGCGGGGTGGTGCCCGCCGCGCGGTGACAGGTTTTTGCGGTTTGTGTCGCAGCAACGCAAAGAGAGAAAGGCGTCGGCTCCCTCAGGGCTGGCGCCTTTCTGCTTTTGTTGCGGCCGTTTTCGGGGGCGCCGTCAGCCAGTCGTAGCCCGCCGCCAGCAACCTCATCTCATTCGGCTTGATTTTGTACGCCTCGGTTTCGTCGAGGCTCTCGCGCATTAATACGATCCACGTACCATCTATCTTGGCCTCGACGATGGTGAGCCCGTCCTCCTTGCGGAGCATGATGGCCCTGACCGGGATGTCGTCTGGTCTTTTACGCTTGCCCATTTAAGACACTCCTTTCATTCCGCTCCTGATCGCTAAGCGCCGCGGTCTTCACTCTTTGCGCGCTGGTGGCTATCCTTCTGGGGCTCGACCGCGAGATGAGAGAGCACCAGCGCAGCGATCTTTTTTGCGAGTTCTATGTCGAGAGGCTCCGCGAAGCGCACGTACATCTTGTCCGGCTGCCCTTGCACTCGCAGCAGCTCCAGGGGCCCGGGGAGGGCGACCGGATCGGGCGCTTTGGCTTCCGCCGTCTTATCCTCTGTCGCGTTGCCCGTTGTCGCGTTGCCCGTTGTCGCCTTGTCGGCAGACCTATGCCGCGGGGATGCTGACCAGGCAAGAACCGTGGCTGGTATCCCAGCCTTCAGCTGCTCGACCGTAACGCCGAGCGCCTTGGCGAGCTTCTGCAGGTTCTTATGATCGGGGAAATGCACGCCGCGGAGGAAGTACCCGATGCGGTCGCGCCCTTTGGCGACATCGTAGCCGCGGGTGTCCTTGGTGGTCCCCCATAGAGCCCGGGCGAGGTCCGACGCCGTGAGGTTGCGCTTCTCCATCGCGGCGGTCAGCGCATCGACGAAGGGCTGAAGCTCCGGCCGCGCGGCAGTGGCTTTTTTCGGCGGATCAGTCATGCCTGCGTTTTCAAAGGTTGACGACGCTGCGCAGGTGGTCCGGCGTCAGATGCAGGTAATATTTCTCGATGGTTTCGATCTTGTCGCCCATCACCTTCGCGATGTCGTAGAGCGAAGCTCCTTTCATGGCCTTGAGCGAGCCCCAGGTGTGGCGCAGCACATGCGGCGTCACCCACGGCGTCTTGCTCGCTTCGACGAAAGCCGCCAAGGGCCTGCTGATGTCGGTCATCCCGACCACTTTGCCCGCGCCGGTACCGCCGTTGCTCCGCTTATGCGCTTCTTGGTGCGCGACGACGAGCACCGGCATAAGACGATCCGAGATCGGAACGCGGGTCCGGCGCTTCTTCGTGATCCTTTTACCGGGCACGCGGTAATCGATCTGCTTCAAGCCCAGATCGATGCGGTCCCAGGTGAGATCCAGGATCGCCTCGCGGCGGGCGGCGGTCTCCAAGCCCAGCGCGATGAATAATTTGATGCGCTGGTCCGGCCACGACATGGCTTGGTCCCAAAGCGCTTGCTCTTGCTTGGTATCGAGGAATTTATCCCGCGGCGGGCCGTCTTGCGGCAGCACGCTTTCGTCGATCGAAGGCATGTCGTCGCGCGAGAACAGCTTTTGCTTGCCCGCCCAGATGAGAACCGTTCTAAGGGCGCCGAGTTCGCGCCGCACCGTGCCCGGCTTGACCGGCCGTTGCTGGGTATAATCTTGCAGCACCTGCGCATCGAGCTGCCCCGGGGTGAGATGCCCCAGCTCGCGCCGGATCGGGACCAGCACATAGCCGCCGGTCTTGTCCTTGCCCTGCAGCGCAACATGGTTGAGCCAGCGCTGGCATAGCGCGTCGACGGTCGGCGCTTGGGCTACTTTTGCGGCGGTTTCGGCGTGCCTGATGTTGGCGCAGAACGCGGCCAGATAAGTTCTAGCCTCGTCTTCGACCTTCGTGCGGCAGCTTTCGCGTTTGGTGAGGTAACTCCCGCCGGTGTGCTCGGTCCACCAGATTTCGTAGTATCCCTGTCGGTTGGCTTTGAGCCGGATCTTGCGGTAGGGGCCGATACTGACGCAGTCATTGGCGACGGCATCGAGCGTATGGTTCTGTGGTGCAGCCATCTCGAAAATTCTTCCTCTGGAATAAGCACGGGCCGCCCAGGTAGGTAGGGCAGCCCCGCGGTTTGTCGCAGCCTCGTGATCTTGGCGACGGAGCAGCGCAGCATGCTCGCGGCTTCGTCTTGCGTGATGTATTTCATCTCATGGGAGGTTGAAGACGCGCTTCAATTTCTCGCTGTTCGCCGCCTCCTGGGCTTGTAGCTCATCGTTGATCATTCGCTGGAACCAGATTGCCAATTCCGGGCTGATCACGCAATCGCATTGAAAGCGGGCCAAGCCCGTAAAATCCAAGGTGATCTGAAGGAGGCCCATGGCTTTCTCTTGTCTTTGCATTTGGTTGTGCCTCCTCAATCGTCCCCGCCGCGGCCGCCGATAATCGAGCCTACTTTATGCGCTTTGTGCGGCGGATCGCCATTGCCATTGTTCTTGTCTACCGAGCCGCCCGCTTGTTTTTTCTCGTCCTCGGCGAGCATGTGCTGGAACTCGATTGCCAGTTCAGGGCTGATCATGCGGTCGCATTGAAAGCGCGCCAGCCCCAGCAGTCCTGGGGATAAGGTTATGTGTACCACGCCGGGGGCGAGGGTGTGGGCGGCGGCGCGAGACGCGCCCGGCTCTACGCGGGCCGGACTGAGCTGGGTCTGCGGTGCGCCGCTCGGTGGCCGCTCGATCGTCAGGGTCTCGACCGGCACGCCGAGCACGTCCGCGAGCTTTTTGAGGTTTATTTCGCCGGGGTAGCTGGTCCCGGCAAGATAATGCCCGATGCGGTCCCGGTTGCGCGCGACGCTGTAGCCGCGGCTGTCGGTGCTGCTGCCCCAGGTCCGTCTTGCGACTTCGGAGGGGGAGAGATCACGTTCACGCATGAGGGCGTTCAGCTTTTCAGCGAACGCTTGATACTCAGGCCGAGGCTGAGGTCGATATCTTGTTGTGTGTCGCCTCGTGCGCGCATAATGTTGTGTCTCCCGTTTGCGGCTGTCCTGCGGGGGAGGTTCTTGCTGTGTTCGTTCGGCTTGGGAGATGTCATTCTGATGAAACACAGCGTCTAAGTCTAGCGCTGATTTGTTGTCAGGGGCGTTATAATTCCCTATATCAGACTTAGTATCAGGCTTAGTGTCTGCCTTGGTGTCGGCCTT